GCATCCCACTTTAATACCTCACCACCTGTTACGTTTGATAGGTCTGTGTGGGCTTCGACAGGAACATTATTAATCTTTCTCATAATCTAATCTCCTGAAGATGCTTCGGTTACATAAAATACACCACTTAAATCACCAAAATCTGTGGCATCGCCTGTAGTATCTATAGTTACATAATCTATTAAATTAGTTGCACCGCCACTTTCAGAACCACCACCAAATACACCTCTAGTATTATTAGAACAACCACCAAGACCAACTCTAGCGGCTGTTAAGTTACCAAAATCAGTAGCATTACCAGTTGATGCTATAGTTATATAATCTATAGTATCATCACGAGAGGAGGTATTATGACCACCTGCGAATACACCCCTAATAGAATTTGAACAAGCCCCCATATGACTTCTAGCTACTGTTAAATCACCAAAATCTGTGGCATTACCTGTAGTCGCTGTAGTGATGTAGTCAATAACATCAGACCTGTCTTGAGCTTGATTTCTACCACCGCCTATTACTGATTTAGTACCATCCTCGACACAATTTGGTCCATATCTAGCTACTGTCAAGTCACCAAAATCTGTGGCATCACTTGTACTAACGATAGTTATATAATCAAGAGTATCTACACGAGCACCAGAGGTATCCCCACCAGCAAAACCACCTCTAGTTCCATTAGAAAAACCACAAGGAGCTCCCCTAGCTACTGTTAAATCTCCAAAATCAGTAGCATTACCAGTTGTAGAAACAGTAACATAATCAATAGTATCCCTAAAAGTGCCAGAAGAATCACCACCACCAAATAGAATATAAGTACCGTTTGAACAAGCACCGCCTGACATTCTTGATACTGTTAAATCACCGAAGTCAGTACCATTACCAGTTGTTGTTATTGGGAAATAATCTATTTTTGTTCCACTGCTTTCATCAAAAGCAAATAATGCCCTATCACCATACCAAACAGGAGGGAGTAAAGACTCTTCATCCACATCCAGCCAATGTAGTTCACCGTCTGCCCACTCTACCTTCAGTCCTTGACCTCCAGTACCAGCACCAGTTCTACCACTAATGATTGAATGGGAAATCTTCCTAGACATTAATCGTCCTCTTCAAAGCCCCAAACTTGTATTGAGAAGTCACCTGACGAGCAGTAAGTTTCTATTGCTGAACTTGCCGCCATAACAATGCCACTTCTTTCTAGTGTTCCATAAGCAGGAACAGTAGTTTCATATTCAATATAATCTTCATTTGCCACAGTACCAGTAGCATCCATATGTGCTATCCTTACCGTACCCGATGATGAGCCTCTGTTACAGACATTAATTGTAACTGTTGCGTGTTTTGATGAAGGCACAGCGTATGGCTCTTGTGCCGTTGTTGCGGTGACGTCTAGTGCCCCCAATCTTCCGTATGTTGTTGCCATTAGCTAAAACTCCCAAAGTAAAATAATTTTGAATTAGATACACCCTGAGGTGCATCTGCCCACTCAGCAGCAGACGCTCCTGAGTTAGTGGTTAATAGTTGTCCTGCTGAACCTACAGCAGTTAGCCCTGTACCACCATCACCAACTGCTAAAGTACCTGTAATACTTGAAGCACCTAAATCAACCGCTAATTCTGTTGATTCAATTACTACACCACCATTAGATTTAAGGTCTGTAGAAAATGCTGTACCAGTCAAATCAAGTCCATCACCTGCTGTATAAGTAGTGTTGGTATCTGAAACTGTATTTGTAATAGTAACAGTACCGTCAGCAGTAGTTTCACAAGTGATTCCAGTACCTGCTGTGAACATTAAATCATCACCTTGAGATATAGTGGTTGCGTTACTATCTGTTGTAGCAGATACAGTAAATGTTGTTAATTGATTGGTGTTAGTATCAGTATCAGGTGGTACAGTAAAAGAACCACTAGAATCTAGGTACTTACCAGCAGCAGCATCTCCAGAAGAAGGAGCAGGAACTAAACCTGCTGCTCCACCAGAACCGCTATCTCCAGTAAAGTTGGAATAAGTAGTATTAGTATCAGTATCTGTCCAAGGCACATTGACAACTGCTTGGTCACTAGAGTTTAATTGTATGCCATAGGTTCTACCTGCTGTGGCACTTACAGTATTAGCTGCTACAGATTGGTCAGTATCATCTTCTATCTTTACAACTCCCGTAGCACTAGAGGTTGCTGTACTAGCACCAGAAACAGTATTGGTAATAGTAACAGTTCCATCTGCGGTTGTTTCAGTAGTAATACCTGTGCCAGCAGTAAACATCAGGTCATCGCCTTGAGTTATAGTAGTCGGAGTAGTATCGGTTGTTGCTGATACTGTGAATCCACTACCCATAGTATTTGTATCTGTTGGAGTTACCCAAGAGTTATCCCCTCTAAGAAAATTAGAAGAACCTGCTGTACCTGTGGCTGATAAGTGTGCTATATCAACAGCACCTGCTGCTAATTCATCTGAATCCACAGCATCGTCTGCTAGGTGAGCATTATCAATACTTCCGTCTACATAGTGGTCGCTATCTATCGATTCATCGTGTAGTAGATTGGCAATAGTAACTTTCTTAGATGTTCCACCATCATTAACGAGTAGTTCTTCTGCTCCGTCTGTTGTAGTTAATTCTGTTAATGCCGATACTTTAACTGTTGCCATTTTTTACTCCGTAATTATGTATGTTGGTGCTGACGATATTGAGGATTCTCTTACTAAATAACCACCTTGTTCTAATTCTATTTCTAAAGCTGTAGTTTCTAAAGGGTCATAATCTCTTTGCCATTGCCTACGATTAGTAAGCATTGCCAGAGTTTTCTTCTTTCTCCAAAACATTTTTGCCATTAAAGTCTAAACCTCATTTTTCTTCGGCCTATTCTTTGTCTGTCTGCTAAAGACCTAACTTCTTCTTTGATCTGTTCAATAAGAGGTGAATATTTTTTGAACACTTTTGCATTTTTCTTTTTAGTCGGTCTACCAGTTTGAACACCCTCATACGAACTACTTTTAATTCGAGAATGAGAATCGCCTGGAGTTTTTGTAGTCTTTTTGTTAAACTCATAAGTTGTTGCCTCTACCTTTCCTTTTTCATTGTGTGTTTTAAGATTTCCTTTACTATATGTTGGTGCTTTACCATCTGATTTAATATCTTCATGTTCTTCATCATCTTCTAAAAGGCCATCAAGCATATCCATAAGAGAATCTAGTTCTGTTTCTGCTTCTGGCTCGTCAGAGAATTTAAGAGCATTAGCCTGTATAAATTCCTCCCTAGATGGGCTATCTTCATCATCATCTGTGTAATTTTGAGAGTAAACATCTTCAAGCATCCTTGACCATATCTCCAAGATTTTTGCTTTAAAGCGATCTATCTCTAAAAGGCTTGCTGTAGAAGATTCAGTAGTGTCTTTAAATATATCCATTATTTTCCTAATCGTTTTTTTTCACGAAGTTCCCAAAACCTATCGGCATTGCCAAATGTAGGTTTATATTTGCTGACAGATATAACAAAGTATCCGTTTTTGCCACACTCTGTACATTTTTTAGCCTCTCTTCTGTTTTTGATTGAACACATCTCCTCAAAGGTATGTCCGTTTTTACATTTATAATCGTAGATTGGCATATTTAATTCTGTTAAACCCCCTCGTAAGAAGGGGCTAATGTTTATTTGATTTTTACTTTCTTTGGTTCTTTATCTTTAGGTAAATCTAATTCCATATCTACCACAAGAACACCGTCTTTGAACTTAGCACTAAATACTTTAAGGTAGTCCACTAAAGCCCATTGTCTTGTGAAAGCTCTTTGTGCTATACCTTTGTATATAAAACCACTATCCTCTTTATCAGAGTTGTTTCCAGAGATTGTTAAAGTGTTGTCTTTAACTTCTACATCTAAGTCAACTTTTGAGAATCCTGCTAATGCCATCTCTAGTTGATACTTATTTCCCTCTGTCTTTTTTATGTTGTAAGGTGGATATTTTGGTATTTCAAAACGAGATAGTTCTGATAGTTGTTCAAATACATCATCAAAACCTACTGTTAAGTTTTTAAAAGGGTCAAAAGTCTCAACCCAGTTTTTGTTTATTGTTAAATCATTCATATTGTTTTCTCCTTTTATTAAGCGAGTTATTAAAAATGAGATTCTCTTAATTGAGCAATCTCGGTTGTTTAACCCCCCAATTAAGGGGGATTAAGTTTTTTAGCTATTAACTAGCTGGTACTACGAAAGCTATTCCTGCATCATTACGAAGCTCTTTAACTCCGTAAATTGTGTCGGCAGTAAATAGATCACCTAGATATTCTTGCTTATACTGTGTCTGTGTACGAACACCTACTTGTTCAGCTAGAACTAAGGCATCTTTGTGCATAAGCACTCCAACTCTCTCTGTTCCTGCTGCTGAATCACCAGTACCACCAGATGATTTCACAGTTGGGGCATTTGTTGTTATATACACATCAACACCGTAGATTTGACCAATCTTACCTGTCTTAATAGCATCACCAGAACCAATGAACTGTTGTTCAGTAAATCTGTTGATACCTAGTAAGTCGTTAGCTGCTACAGGTGGAATGATTAATGCACGATTATCCATCGGTACATCTGCATTATCCAACGTAAGTAACATGGCACGAATACCAGCATCGGTAATATCAGCCTCATTTGTACCTGTAAATGCTGTTGAGCCATCTGAACCAATTACAGCAGTGTCATAAGACTTATCTGTAGTTGTGCCAGATTGGAAACCTTCAGCAAGGTTAATTAAGTCTGTATCGACTTGTTTAGCTAAAGCGTAGCCAGCATCTGCTGTATAGAACTTCCTCATTGACGCTAAACTTTGTACCTCGGCAATATCCTCTATGAGCTTTGAATACTCATAATGTGAAGCTATACTAACATCAATCACAGTATTAGTTGCTGCTGATAATGTTACTTGTGTGTTTGCTGCTTTAGCACTAGCTGAACCTCTCGCTGGAACAGGGATATGTATTGTGTCTCCCTTTTTTCCTTTGTGGTTTAGCTTAGTAACTAAATTAGCGACAACTAAATTTGCTTTGTAGGCCCCGATCACCTCATCCGACCATAGTTCGGGGATGAAATTACCTGCAATAGTAGTTGTGACTTGGTTTGTTCCTAAAGCCATTTAACTTTCTCCTATTATTGTTATATGATTACTTAACCCTTCCCTCTGCATACGCTGACTGGATCTCATCAGCCAATGATGCGTAACGGTTAGGGTCTGTTACCTGTAGGTTGATTAAATCAGCTCTACGGTAGATTTTTTTGCCTCCAACAGAATCACCACTT